TACATTGCCCCTTCACGGGAAATCTCGTGTCATAAAGAAGCGCTGGAAAAAGCGCAGATAGCGTTGTCCGAGATGGGAGTGCCGTTTGTGCTCGGAAAAACATGGACGACGGATGCCATGTACCGCGAAACACCCGAAATGATCGCGCGCCGGAGGGACGAGGGCTGCGTGACGGTCGAGATGGAAGCGGCAGCGTTTTTTGCTGTAGCAAAGTACTATAATATTCCGCTCGTACAACTCCTGTATGTTGGGGATGATGTGAGCGGCACGGCGTGGGATCCCCGCGGTTGGAACACCCAAAAAACCGTCCGGGCAAGCTTGATCGATTGCTGCATCGAACTGGTTCAGAAAATATAAAAAAGCCTGTAATCGCAACGATTACAGGCTTTTTTGGAGCTGTTACCCAGATTCGAACTGGGGACCTCATCCTTACCAATTAAATATAAGCTGTTTTCGCTTGTTGTCGGCTGTTGCAGCTTGCCGTCTCGTATCCCTTGTATATCAATGGGTACGGGATTTTTTCTGCTGTGTCTTATTGCTGCTTATCGTGTCTTTCAATAGTCTGTTTTTTGATGCCCGTATGGGTTTTGTATGGTTTTTTGATAAAACCCATACCGTGAGATCTCATCCTGTTTTAACGGCTTTCTTGACCGCCTCGCGCATGATCTGCGCTGCTCTGCTGACGCTCTCGGCGTTGGCATGGGTGTACATCCGCAGCGTTACGGCCTTATCACTATGGCCGAGCGCTTCTGACACGCTGGCTACGTCCGCGCCGTTGGTGATCGCAACGCTGGCGAATGTATGACGCAACTTGTGCGGATGAAGATCAACCAGCCCGCACCGGTCAGACAATTTCTTGAGGTAGCGCGTGGGGCTTTGCGGGTGCATCGGCTCTGAACCGCCTTCCTTCGTGAAAACAAAGGCGCTCAGGGCCTTTGTAGCCTGTTCTGCGCGAAGCTGACGGAGAAGGGCTATCGTATCCTCCCCTGCGTATACGGTGCGCTTGTGGCCGTTTTTAGGACTGTCTATGTAGATGCCTTTTGACGACGTGTAGCACAGATTCCCGGCTATGATGATCTCCCCACTCTTGAAGTCGATATTTTCCCACTTCAACGCGCAGCACTCACCGCGCCGTATGCCGGTGTCAATCAGCAGATGGACAAGCGCCCGCCATTTCAGCGGCTCTGTATCCATTGCGTCAAGGAGCTTGCAGACCTCTTCTGCTGTGTACGCGGCGGGGGCCTCGGCTTTCGTCTCGCCCTTGCGCGGCTTCGGACGCTCTACCTTGTCCATCGGATCACGGTCGATCATGTCGCCCATATAAGCCATTTTGAACAGGCTGTGCAGCACCGTGTAGACCTTGATAACGGTAGCATGGGCCTTTCCTGTTGCCTGAATATCAAGGAGCAGCGCCGTGATCTGCGCCGGGGTGATCTCAGGCATCTTCACGTCGCCTAATACGGGATATACCTTTTTGTCAAGACAGTTCTGATAGCTGGCACGTCCGTTCTCGCTCATTGTAACGCTCTTGGCGGGCATAAACACCCGCTCGCCGTACTGCTTGAGGGTGAGAATACGGGCGGCTTCTGCGGCCTCCTGCGCGGCTTTCTCACGCTTCTCTGCACGGCTGATCGCCTCGCCCGCATTGCATTGACGTTCAAACTCTGCCGCCACAGATGCAAGCTCACGGTCTATGGCCTTTTGGCTCCATCCCTCCGGCGCATACCATCGGCGCGTCAGATAGGCCTTCTCCCGTCCACGGCTCACGCGGATTTCATAGAAGGCATGACCGGCCTTGTTAAACCTTTTCCGTACAGATGGCATCAGGTAGCCTCTTTCTTTGTTTTATTCGTGATTTTTTTTTGTGTGCCTTTCAGCGTCTGCAAATAAGCTTCTTCTACGGGGGACAGGTTATCTTGCAGGTATTTCTTGTATTCGGCTTTTGCCTTTTTCATCGCCTGCGCATGAGATACACGTCCAGGGCCGTCAAGTAGCTTTTCACCGGTGGAGGAAAGGATCGTGTCCAGCTGCTGAATGTAATCTTTCATGTACATGGGGTTACGCCGCATTGCTTGTATTTCCGCAAAGTCGAAATATCCGGATACTAGATTGTTCAAGATTTTGAGCTCGTCGCCGTCCAGATAGTTTTTGGCGATACCGATATCTTTCGCCGTGGGAAAATCTCCGGAAAAAGATTTCATCCCCATAAACGGCTTCGTGGCATTGGCACGATCATATACAACCTCCGCTGCTGTGTGTCCGTGTGCCGCATAGTGCAGCTTGTTTTGCACGATCTTGAAGAACAGCACGGATTCCTGACTTTTGGGATTGTAATCCACGCTTGTGGCATACAAATCCAGCACCTGCCGGTACAGGACTTTTTCAGATGACCGAATATCACGAATGCGGTCAAGCAATTCTTTCCAGTAATTGCCGCCGCCCAGCTGCTTCAGACGGTTGTCGTCCATCGTAAAGCCTTTTATCATGTACTCCTTCAGGCGCTCCGTGGCCCACCGGCGAAACTGGGTGGCTATGACAGACCTCACGCGATAGCCGAGGGAGATAATCATATCGAGATTGTAGTACTTGGTATTGTAGCTTTTTCCGTCTGCGGCAGTTGTTCGGAAATTCCGAACAACTGAAGATTCGTCCAGTTCGCCATCTTCAAAAATATGCTTGATATGCTCGCTGATATTTGCTTTGCTGGTCTGGTACAGATCGACAAGCTGCGCTTGCGTCAGCCAGACCGTTTCGTCCTCCATGCGTACATCAATGCATGTAAGGCCGTCTTCGGACTGATAGATGATGATCTCGCTTTTATTGTCACCCATATATTTCACCTCTGTTCCCGCTCCATGCTTCGCATGGGGCTTTTTTATTTACCCTGTGGGCGCTGATACTGCGGGGTATTGGCTAATCTCTCTACATAGTCGGCTACGTCTTTCGTGTCTTCGGGCTTCAAATGGGATAGAAAACACTCTCCGGCCATGAGCATTCCGTCTGTGTTTAGGCAACCGTAGAAGGCCCTGATTCGGTCTTCGTCTGATTGAAATTTCTTAGTTGCCATCTGAAGTATCTCAAATTTAGACGCTTTTGGCCACGGTTTACTATCATCTTTGCGAGACAACGTCTCAATAAAGCTAACAATCCTTTCTTGATCTTCGGTGCTCATAAACTCAAGAGAAGAATTAATCTTTGTAATTGGATCTATCGATCCGTATAGTTGCTCAAATGCTTCATCTGGGAGCGGCTCTTCTTCTACACCTGCTAAAGCGGTTACAGAAACATCAAGCACGTCCGATAGTTGAAAAAGTACGTCAATGTTCGGTTTTCGTTGGTTCTTCTCGTATCGCATGATCGTGACCCCAGTCACGCCGATTTTCTTTCCAAGTTCCTCTTGGGTTAACCCTTTAGCTTCACGGGCAGCTTTAATGTTTTCTCCGATCATGTTTGCTCACCTCATCGAAGATCATACCATACCGGTTATGAAAAAGCAACCAATACGGAAAATTTTTAATGAGGAATATTGACAAATAACCAATATGGTAGTAATATACGCATAGACAACCAATCCGGTTATTAATGGAGGTGAGCGCATGAACATCAACACCGCCCGCATCGAGGTGATTCTCGCCGAACGCAGAATTACAAAAGCGGAACTTGCGGAAAATTGCGGGATGGCTCGGCAAAATTTGAGCAATCTCCTCCGGCGCGGGACTTGTGAGCCGCGGACGGCTGGAAAACTGGCCGCTGGTCTCGGCGTCAGCGTAGCGGAGATTATCGAGGAGGCGCGGAGATGAAGCCATACCAGAAGATCCCAGAGGCCTGCAAAACGACCGGCCTAAGTCAATATTTCCTGCGGCAGGGCTGCAAAAACGGGACTATACCCCACGTCAAGAGTGGGACGGTCTACTTTGTCGATGTTCCGGCACTTTTGGAGAAATTGCGAGGTGAGGGCAACGGATTTACAGGAAATTCTACAACGCTTTGATGGTGTAAAGCCTTGCGGCGATGGCCAGTATATGGCCCGTTGCCCGTGCCACGACGACCGCAAACAGAGCCTTTCCATCGGGCGAGGGGAGAGGGGGATCGTGCTCAAATGTCAAGCTGGATGTGATACCCGCGACGTTATCGGCCGC